ATTAAATCCGCTCCGGGTAAAGAACTTAGTTTTTTCCCTGGTGAGGGTAAGTGGGACAAGCGTCCAGAATAGAGAGCTCGTGAAGTGTGAAGAGCTCCAAATGACCAGCCTCTGGTGTTTTACACAGAGGAAGGTAATTTAGAACTTTCTCCATTGACTTCACTTGTCTTACCCAAGCGCGCATAGCATCAACATCCTTAGGATCTCTTGATGGTCTAAGACTTTCAAGCGATTCGAATGTTGGTACACGTGGTATTGAGGATATTTCCTCGAACACCTCGTCTACAAGAACCAGAGGATCCATAGGATCCTCAGGATTATTAGCAGCATCGAGTACAAGCTTCAGCTTGGCCTCAATGTTGTCAATAATTTCACTACATTTCAGTTGAACTGTAGGAATTCTTATACTATGTCCGCTAGGGTGAGCTGCGGTAAACTGGTCTGCCGTAAATGTTACACCCATGCCAAGGTCCTCTACTCCGACCCCCAGGTCCTCTGCCTCATACAGAGTATAATCTGTTTGAGAAGAGTCCTGGGATGCAATCCCAAAGAACAGCTCATAGCTGTCTTTGATTACCGGCCATATTGACTGGTAATAGAATAAGTCTACTTCTGACTGATCACCGTAAACAAACAATGTGTTCGTATGATCGGGTTTATACCCCCTCACGCGAGCCCAGCTCTTTGAAGGTGCGATACCTTCGGGGAGCAGGCCCCTAGTGTACTTAGGAAGTACATAGGGATCTTGCATGTTTGCGAGCCAGTCAGACCACCTTATTCTCGATTGCATGAGAGCCTCAAATCTTTCCCTACATAGATTTAATCCTGATCGGATCAAAACTATGGACAGGCCAAATTTGAGATCTCTCACGAGAGTAGATTCTCTTAGTGCCTGGCCTCTCTGGCTTCCAACTAACGCCTGTACCTTGTTTTGCAGAGCAAACAAGAAGGGTTGAAATTTGGACTCTCGGAACCCGAGGTTGTGTAGAACACGACCTCCGACACCGAGGGCACTAGTCAGAGCTGCTTGGCACACACTTCCCAATTTCCCTTGTCGCCAAAATTTGACAGAGCGAACGTAGTTCTCTCTCCGAATTAGGTGACGAAGGAAACTAGCTATGGTTTCTTTTCCCATTAGCCAGCCTCTTGAAACGGCTCTTAGAGCCATTTCGATCCGTTGGGAGGACGATCGGATCCCAAGTTCCTCACGGAGGGACATGGGAGAGATCGACACTCCTTTATAGAACACTTGTGAAGCAAAGATAAAACAATGCCCCACAAGAGTCTTCGGGATCGAGGTTGGGACGTGTAAGCTTCTACAGATGTCTAGGTACTCCTCCGCGACCTTCTGTTCTCCAATGACGATATCGTCTCCTAGGACACGATACTCCTGAAATTTGAGAATGGCCGTATGTCCGCTTTTCCAAGCGGCATATAGCGCTAGTGCATGATGCACCAGTGCCATGGAAGCCCATGAGGACAGAGTCCCCATCGGCTGACCACGCCCATACTCAATTTCAGAAGGAACGTCTTGAGAAACTCCGGTCTTGGGTACACCAAACCAACGATCTGTTAGTAGGAGCAACCACAGGTTGCAAGTCTCCTCTCCCCAAACTGCAGAGAATAATACTCTGTACAGATCCAGTGGGATGAGGTCAGTTGCAGATTTGAGATCGATCGAATACACTTTCCCTTTGCAAAGGGAGGCGAACGATCGAACTCCTGCATCCTGATCAAAGGTACAGTCACCCGGAAGGGTGTCTAATACCTTCATCATCCACTGGTGTACAGGGTACATTGCTCTCTGCGTCCAATAGTCAACAATTGCTATTGCTCTCACTTTCCCGGCAGGCTCTTGCAGCAATGCAATCTTGCCGAGAAGGAAGGAGCTTCGCTCCTTCTGAGACCAGTACCAATTCTTGGCCCATTGGAGGGTTTGAGAATAGGTGGCCTGCAACTTTTCATCACCTACGTGCTTAGCCCACATCAATAGCGGATTGTATAGGGGACGTGAGTCCCATGCAAGCGCATCTTTGTGAGCACCAAGGAGTCCTACGGACTCATTGGGACCCGCACGTAAGGGAATGTATGGTTGTGTATAATCCGGATACTTGAGTTCGGGCTGGATGAGATCGGCTTTTCCGACCCTTCGTAAATTTCCATTTACTTGGGGCCAGAAAACTTCCTTACAGAATCGCTCGAACTCTTCGAGCTTCTGTGATTCAATCACAGGATGAGGACCTCGTATTGAAGCGAGATCCTGATCTTCGTAAGGACCCAACAGTGCTTTATAAGCACTGAAGATAGACTCCATCAGCATGATGGCTCTATGATCTCCTGCCGCTATCCTTCTCCTTATCACTAAGGGAATTATACGTGGTAGACCAGAACGCGCCAGGCTCACGGGTTCACCTAGCAGCCATGGATCTTTTGGAGTGGTACCAGACAGATAATGTTCAATGAAAAGTTTTGAATTTTTCATTTTCATTATGAGGGCTTTACGCCCCCTAGTCTGGTGCACCTTAGCGAGATCCACTGCTAGTTTTACTAAAGCAGATCGTAGCGACCTTGTAGGTACCAGGGGTCCCCCCAGTCGAAAGTTGAGGATTGTTCCCCAACGGACGATGAGGGATAACACGTTTTCACGTGTTATTGCGACCATTGGTGTGCCTAGTTCACCACGATTCTCCGTCTTCAGAGAAGACAGAGAGCTTAAATACCACTTAAAAAACTGTGAAAATCCCTTTATACCCTCACTACGCCTCTTTGACTCATCGCGTAACTCCCAAAACCGAGGATTAAGATGAAAATCTTCATCCTTATCGGCTAGGGCGTCCGCGATTTTATCTAGGTCAGCTAAGCTGATCTTCGATAAGTCTAGGGGTTTAGTAGGTTTCCCTCTGGTCCCAGACATCTCCTCAAGTAATGTGTCAAATTGACTCATCACATTGGGGATCTGTTTGAGATCTTTGGGAAGGGAATCAGTAATAGTTCCGCTTGTGGCCGTCTTTGAGCGCTTAGCGCCCTTTGACTGGTCTAGCTTAGCTTGACCTTCCACGGGAGGATAGAGTGGGGAATTTTGAGAAGTGGAACTAGAACTACCCCTAGAAGGTTGTTCCTTGGTGTCTCCGGGACGTGCGAGGACTATCAGCGAAAGGTCCTGTGAAAGTGAGACTCTCACTTGGATTTTGTAATCTTTCTCTGAAAGGTATAAAATGCCAGTGTCGTCAGCTGGATCAACGATCGCGTACTGGCCGCCGTTTACTCGGTCCCAGTCCACTTTCGTGAACAGGGAATGGTTTGGACGGTAGTACATTGCAGCTGAAGTGGTAAATGTTCTCAGAATGTTTATCATGGTAAGTTGTAATGTTAGTACACCAAATCCTTTCTTCTAGGTTTAACCCTAGGAAGGCAGGCCGGCCTCCGAGCCAGCTTGGTAGCTTGACATCGCTTTAGTAGTGGACCACGTCTTATTCTTGGGCTTAGCCTGCAAGGAGGCACAGTCCACCCAAAATAGGGTCGTGACGCGCTGCCTTGGCGATAGTCTGTATTACAGAATTAACTGTAAGCGGATTAAAGCCCAGCATACATCTTGGTATAGAAAGGATGGCACCCCTGCCGTCCTTTAGATACCTCAGTATGTTGCAAGCCAGGTTAAGACAAGCCGAGAAACCCTGACTCGCGTGGACTTTTGTCCATGCAAACAAGTTTCTATAATACACGGAATGCGGTGAACCACCGCGTTGGGCTGTGCATATTGGTCCCTGTCACAAGGGTCCAGTAGAAAAGAACTTGAAAGTAGTTTTCTAGGAAGTTCATCCTAACAGTAAACGAACTGAAGGGTGCTTCCGTGCAAAGCACGGAAGACTGGAATACTGGTTATCCAGTAGAGGGTGGTTCGAATCCAC